ATGGTTCTTCTCTTCCTCCAGAACCATGCGGGCTGCACGTTCACGAAATTCAGGCGGAAAGCGCTTCGATTTGTTACTCATGAATATCTCTTACCTCACGGATCTTGCTGTCTCCACAAAACCCGGGGCAATTTACTGACGACCGCCCTGCGCGATGGCTATGCGCTGGCGGACCAGACGCTGTTCCCGCTCTGGGGCAGCGCCGATCCGGGAGACCTGAACGGGATCCGCAACATCACCGCTGGCCTGTCTGCCGCCTATCTGGGCGTGCAGCTTGCCACGGCGGATATGTGGGAGGACCAGGACGGCAACCGCCCGTATGGGACTCGGACAGTCCGGCCGACCATGGTGATCCGACGCCGGGAAGTGCGGGCGGTCACTGCCTGCTGCTGTGGGATTACGCGGGCACGACCGACACCGATCTGGTCACCCTGCTGACATGGGGCAGCAAGCAGAAAGCCACATGGCGCTGGGTCCGGTCCCGCATCATGGAGGCGCATGGGCTGGCGTGGGGACAGTTGCACGCCCCCGGCAGCCTGTATCCGGCTGGCGATGACTGGGCGGCTCTGGTTGAGGCCAACGCGGCATATCTGCGGGGTGTGTCGTGAACCGGGGCGACCGGATAGCCTTCCTGCTCGGCTGCATGATTGGCCTGTCCGGCTGCGCAGTCCATCCGGCCAAGGTCAGCACGACCATTCCGCAGGCCATGGCAGGCATCCAGTCCAGTCTGGCGCAGGCCGGGGTGGTGTCGGTATCGCACGCGGGCGACTGGACCCCGGCGCAGGACGCGCTATTCGTCCGCGCCGTCCGGGCGGCGCAGTGCGGTCAGGACTGGGCCGACCCGGTGGTGGGCACGATTGCGGGCGACGTGACCTTGCAGCTATCCGGGCAGTTCACGCAGGGCGGCCAATTCACAGTGGGAGCGATCACGACAGCGCCCACATTCGGCGTGCAGGGCGATGCTACCCGGACGCGCGGCCAGACGGTCAGCCTGCCGGTGGCCTACGCTCCGCTGTCGTCCCTGCCTGACGTGGAAATGTCACGGCAGCTTGGATACGAGACCGAGATGCTGGCACAGAATGATGATGCCCGACACTCGGAAGCCGCGCGGTTGATCGCTGATCGGGAGGAACTGCGGGGGAGGGTGCGGGCGATGATTGATACCTGGGCCGCGAGCGAATGCATTGGACGTGAACCGGTCGTGCCGTTCGTCGGGAGAAAGCGGTGATCTGGCGCTGGCTCCATCGGCTGTTCTGTTTGCGGGAAGGGTGCCGAAAATAGGAACGGCAGGAACCCGTTAAGGCCCTGCCGTTCTGTTGCCCCGTTGTTGGCGCCGGGGCGGCGGTCTCTCCCTGTCGTCATGTGCTGCGGCAGCGGGTTAGGGCCCGGATCACCACCACTGGAGATAGCCACCGCCGCAGCGTGGGGATTATAGGAGGGATTTGATGCACGAGTACAGGGTATAAATCGCTCATCCAAAATGATGAACGATTGCGAACGCATGCGGACATAAAAAAGCGATTTGGGGCTGTGTTTGGGTCAAAAAATAGCACGGCCTAATAAGTTATAATTAAAACAATAACTTATTTGGTTTGATTGGCGGAGGGGAAGGGATTCGAACCCTCGATACGACTTGACATCGTATAACGGTTTAGCAAACCAAACAAAAAATCATATATCAAGTTAAATTTCTGATATATAAGAATTTTTTCATAAATATGACGCAGTAAAAGCATCGAACTGTAAGGCAATTTATCACACATTCTACCACACCAAGAAAGCCAATTGCCCCTGCGTAGGCTGACCAGCAAACTGCAGCGTCATGTTATTGGGGATCGTGCTTGCCTGCTATGGGGTTGACCGTATTCTGACCGCACTGCGCCTTTGGAAAGACTGACTATATAGACGATAAACCATGCCACTCCTACCTATACGATGCGCCAAAATGGTATTATATATAGAAAAATTTAAGGCTTAACAATGAAATCCATAGTATAGAAATAATACTTATTGATATAATAATTAAATTATGTTGGATACCATTAATAATGGACAAAAATACAGTTACATTCTCTAATAGAGCAATGAGAAGATCAAATTTACATCAACAAAAAAAAATTAAGAAATTAAACATCAGAACTCACAAAATTTTAGAATCCCCCAATGTATTATCATTGCTTAAAAACCCCGATGAAACACTAAAATTTCTATCTGAAGTGAGAAAACTTGCAGACGATCCAACAAAAGATGCAAAAAAACGTGTTGATTTATCAAATTTAAATAGTATAGATATTGGTGCTGCTTTGTCATTTGTCGCAGAACTTGATAGATGGCAAAGAATTAAAGGTATATATCTGCATCCAGATACCGTCAATGAATGGGATGATAATATTGTTAGTGAATTAAATTCACTTGGTTTTTTTGAATTATTAAAAACAGATATGTCGAAAGTAATAATAAAAAATAAATCAAAGAATTGGATACCTTTTATGTCAGGAACGCAGACTGTCGGTCTAGCTGCCAAGAAATTGAGGATTGCTTTAAGCAAAATACTACCGGCCTCTGATCAAAAATTACATATTCCGATCTATGTGCCTTTGATCGAAAGTATGAAAAATTCAATTGAGCACGCATACGATGATCATAACAATGATATATCGTCCTATCATCATTTTGGAAAAAGGTGGTGGATGGCCGGATCATATAACGAAGCCGCTCGTCGTATTGAGATAGCTTTTCTTGATTTGGGTGTAACTATTCCAATCACATTACCCAGATCTCGTTATTGGCCTGCACTGGAGGAAGATCCGACATATGGACCATACCTTCACCTCGATTCAGCTCGAATCAGATCTGCAATGCTTTATCGAATGTCTCGCACAGGAGAGTATCAACGTGGCAAAGGATTTAAGAATATCTTAGAACCTGTATACCTACATCCTAAAAACGGAGTCGTTGTTAATAGCCGGTTCGCTCAATGCATCGTGGTTAACGATGGAGCTGTCGCAAGGGAGAGCAACGTTCCATTTGCTGGAACGTTGATTAAATGGTACCTTCACCTTCCCGATGTGTCTTCGGAGGATCTTACTGGAGCTAACTCATGATCACGATAAGAATTGCAAAGGAATTCTCTACGACTCCTGGCGGACGCTTCAAATCAATGGGGCCGAGTAGTGGCGAAGAATTTCGAGCCCAACTCATAAAAGCTTTAAAAGCCAATGATTATGTAAAAGTGATACTAGACGGTACAGAAGGATATGGGTCTTCTTTTTTAGAAGAGGCTTTTGGGGGATTAATTCGCCTACAAGAATTTCCTCCACATGATGTTTTGTCTCGTCTGGCGATTGTGGCTGAAACCCCAGATTATGTTACTTATGCTAATGAAGCAATGTATTATATGGTAGATGCGGCATCTCAGGTAGATAATAAGGGTAATTAAGGCGGCTTGTAAATGGGATATTTATTACCTATATTCGGAACAATACTTCTTTCATTGTTCTCTGGCTGGGTTGGATACTATCTTCGTGATCGAGGTGCTTATAAAGAATTTTTAAGAAGCCGTTTTTTTGATATTGTCACAGATCTTGAAGCTTTGCGCGATCTATCTACACAATATTGGTCACGAAATGTCGAAAAAATAAACCGCAATCATGATGATATCGCACAAGAGGCAGAAATGGTAGCAAAAAATCATGCGATCAATCTGTCTATAGTTGCTTTAGCTCCCAATATTGACTCTAAAGTATATGCTCAGCTATCACAAATGTTAACAGATGTTCGTCAGGCATCAACTAAAAATCCTTTTGAAGATGAATCTGTTGATCGATTACCAGATCCTCAATTAATTAAAGAAGTACATAGACGTTCCTTTGAAATGATATTACTTATTAGAGAATGTGCTAGTAAACCAAAAGGGGTCTGGTTAAAATTATAATAATAATTAGCAATCCGGATGCAAATATGTCTTTCTCGCTAGATCTATGTCTTATCTAGATTAATACGTGCAGGAAAAGCCGAAATCCCGACAGGCTAGACGAGTGTACCACACGTCCTACCACATGTAATTACGAGATACCGCCAAGCATGCTCAGTGTCTTACGCCAACGAATGGCACCACATTTTCATACTTGGGGCATTTAGCCAACACCCAGCTATCAATCATTACGGCCACATGGCCCCGTAATTCCTCCCGGTCAGCGGCTAGTCGAGCCGCCTCGGCATGCCGGACATTATCATTCTGAGCCAGCATCTCCGTCTCGTAACCGACCTGTCGTGACATCTCGACATCCGGCAGCGACGACAGCGGAGCATAGGCCACTGGCAGGCTGATCTGCTGCCCATGCATGCGATTGGCTGATACTCCGATACCGATGGTTGGTGCGGTGGTGACCGCCCCAACGGTAAATTGACCGCCCTGCGTGAATGAACCGGACAGTTCCAGCGTCACGTTCCCCACGACCGTTCCAATCACGGGGTCCGCAGTTCTCTGGCTGCACTGGGCAGCAAGGACAGCCTGCCCAAACCGCGCCGCCTGGTCTGGTGTCCAGTCAGCAGCATGCGACACGGATATTGCCCCCGCCTGCGCCAGGCTGGCCTGTATGCCCGCCATTGCGGCCGGGATCGTGGTCTGCACGGGCGCCTGATGGGCGCAGGCGGTGAGACCGAGCAGGCAGCCCACGGCGCGCAGCATCTTCATGCCACACCCCGCAGGTAGGCATCATTGGCGGTGACCAGTGCCTCCCAGTCCTGACGAGAGGGGCCGAGGCCGGTCGCAGGTTGCAACTGCCGCCAGGCCAATGCGTGCGACTCCATGATCCGCGAGCGCAGCCAGCGCCACGTTGCGCGCTGTTTTGCGCCCCATGTCAGCAGGGTCACGACATCGGTGTCAGCCGTGCCGGTGTAATCCCAGCCCAGCAGGCAGTGGCCGCCGGCGCTGCCGGGCGTCGGGTCGCCGTGCCCGGCCGGGGTATCCGTGTCCCACACGGGGGCCAGCGCGCCGGTTTCGTCCTCCCATAGGTCGGCATCGGCCAGCTGCACGCCCAGATAGACCGCTGACAGTCCCGTCATAATATTGCGGACGCCGTTCAGGTCGGATGGGTCCGCGCTGCCCCAGAGCGGGAACAGGGTCTGGTTGGTTACGGCGTAGCCATCCCGTAGGGCAGTCGTCAGCACATCGACCTCCACACCGCCATTGTCCGTGCCCGGGTTGCCCGGCACGTAGCCGGTGGAGTGGGAATAGAATGCCACTGCCTGTACTGTGGTGATATCAGTCTGGAAGCCGCCCAGCGCAGACGTGGCGCGGATGTGGTTGCCGATTCCGGCGGACGTGCAGTCGCCCAGCATGTCATTGCCCAGCAGAAGCGGCGCGGGGTCGATATGGTTGCGGTCAAGCCGGGCGGGGGCCTGCCGGGCCATGAAGCCCCGCAGGGCCGACAGGGAAGGCTGGCCCGGGCGCATTTGTGCAGGGCAACAGCCCAGCTTGCGGATTTGCGCAAGTTTGCAATTTGTCATGCTGGTTCCAACAAAAAAAGGCGGCTCCGAAGAGCCGCCTTGTGGTTGTGCAATATGATTGATTGTTCTAATCATAAATACGCTGTTAGCGTATTATTTTCCTTGCGAACGATACGCTTGCAGCGTACAAAATGCCCATGACGACAACACACCACGCCTTTGACTGGCACGATGAAAAAAGCGCAGCGTGCCTCTCCACCCGTGGTTTCGATTTCATTTACGCTGCCCGTATTTTTCTTGGGGACGTGATCGAACGCGAAGACATCCGCAAGGATTATGGTGAGACACGGATTCAGGCAGTCGGGACGATCGAAGGGTCCCGTTACATGGTCGTCTACACACGGCGCGGTGATGTTACGTGAATCATTTCCGCGCGCCGCATGCACGACAAGGAGTGGAAGAAATGGCAAGGATGACATTGAGCCAGATCGCCCGGCACGGTGGAACCATCGACTGGGACAAGGTGAACGCCACCACGGAAGCTGATATCGACCGTCAGGCCCGTGAGGATGGCACGGATGACACAAGCCATCTGTCTGCCCCATACCCGACACCTGCAACCGTGCGGAAAGCCCTGCACATGACCCAGAAACAGATCGCGGATCTGACTGGCATACCTGTGGCGACATGGCGCAATTGGGAACAGGGGCGTGTAGGGCTGGATCCGGCCGTGCAGGCGCTGCTGCGTATTCTTGGGCGGGAACCAGATGCAGCGCGTCGGGCGCTGGATGTGGCGGCAGAATAGAGCGACTGTTGCCTGTCATTCGCTCAATCAGGTATGGACGCCAGGAAATCGTTAATGTGTCAACATGCCTATAAGATAAATTTATTTATAAATATGATATATAAACAGACGGAAATAAATATATGACAGATATTAGTAAAGCAGCAAGCTGGATTTTTGGCCCGACAGGGATGTTAGTATTGGAGGGAATAAAGCAGGCCAACAAGCTTGTTGATACAGCTGCAGAAAAAGGAATGGATGATCTGCTGGCGGAGTTGGCCAAGCAGGAGGCCCGTCTACAATTCGAATTAAAACAAGCCAAAATTGCTCAGGAGCTCGCTATCGCCCAGCGTATTTCTGAAGCGGAGACTGTTGAAATCGAAGAGTTCTATGACCTTTCGGGAAAGGTCAAGGCTGGCGTTAGTCTTGAGGAAAAAAGTGCAAATGTAGGCATTTTGGGAGAAGGAACGCGAGTTACCAAAAGAATTTATACTTTCAAGGGCCGCGTTGCTGTCACTGATAAATAATCGAGTTCCAAAATATTCAATACGTCCATTTCTTTAACGCTATTCAATCCCACGATCCCGCAATTGCACCGCCATATAAAGCGCATGCAGCTTGAGCGGGATCGTGACTAGTAGCCCGATGAGGACGACAATGCCGCCCGCACCGGAGATGACGCCCTGCATGAAGGGCGTCATGCTGTCACGCCCAGCGTCCTGAGCGCCTGCTGCACCTGCGTCTGGGAGGGTGCAGCGGCAGCACCGGACAGCCGCCGCGCGCCCACGTTCCGGCGTGCGGCCACGCTGTCCAGCAGGGCCTTGAACGCGGAGATGATGGTGCCCAGCGCATTCAGGGCCGTGTTGGCGTTGGATAGGTTGCTGCTGGATACCTTGGTCGAGACACCCGTGATTGCGGCGCTTAAGTCGCTTTCCACTTTGGTCAGTGCGGACAGGACGCTGTCTACCCGGCTTTTCCAGTTTGTATCATCATACGAGATGGTCAGCGTGGAGCCGGCGGCATCGGAGAACGTGGTCAGGGCGGTGGACAGGGCCGTGTCGGCCAGGCCGATGATGCTGACAGCAGGGGTGCCGATTGCGCTGGCGATGGCCGCTATGCTCAGGACCGTCGAGACCGCATTGAGGCCGGCCTGCCCGTAATCCTTGATCTCGGCCACGTTGATCGTGACGGTGGTGACGTTGCCGGTCATGCTGACCGAGCAGGCGGAAAGGGAAGCCACCGCCGCGATGCCGGCTGCCGTCATCAGTCCCATACCGAGGAACCGGCGGCGGCCGCCATCAATGGCGACGAAGTTTACACGCTGGGTCATGGACCAGTTTTCCAGTCTTGATATGAAAATAGTCCACCCGCGCCACAACGCCGCAGGAAACCGGCGTTTTCCGTGTGATGCAGGTGGACCGGTTTACAGGTGGCGGGATGCGGGGAGACCGGCGGCCGGTTTACAGACCGGCCGGATCAGGTTGACAGATCAGCGGACGGGCTGCCCGGGCACGACCGGGTGCGGGGCCTCGGCTCTGGCGGGTGCGACCGTGGTGGCCACTGTTGCCGGCTTCGCCTCGATCGCGGTTTTCAGGTCAGCAACGCCGCCCACGATCTTCGTGACGGCGGCATCCACACCGGCAAGGTCGAGGTTCGGGGCCGCGCGCGCGACAATCACGGGGATCAGCAGCTGCAGCACGGTGCCGGCCAGCTGGATATCCGCCTGCGTGGCGGCCGTGTCCTTCCTGCCCAGCGCGGTTTCAAGCAGCCCCTCCAGCGCGGGAATGGCGGTGCTGGTGGTGGTGTCATCGGCCATGTCTGGCGTCTCCATAAAAAAAAACGCCTTGCGGGCTGTTACTCTGGGTTGTGTTTCTTTACATAAATGCGCGTTCAGGTTGTGTATCCTGCGCGCGCAGTCCCGGCCTTTATCGGCCGTCCAACCACAGGGCCGGGGCTGTAGCAGTCAGGCAGGCGGCGCGGCGCGCACCGGCGGTTTGCCCGGACGGGTGGACCCGGGTGGCACATCAAGGCGCTGCTCGACCTCCTTACGCGGGACGGCGGCCGGGACCATCGCGGCCTTTTTGCCCGGCTGGTAGGCGGGCAGGTTCCAGCCGCGCGCCTGGGCAATGGCGGTGACGATGATCCAGACCAGCACCCATTTCGACGTGGGGTCAGGCGGCCGCCAGAACCGCGCGATCAGGGCGCAGGTCGAGATCAGGAACGACACGATGACCACGATGTCACCGGCATACTGCGCGGGGAGCATCGACAGGACATCCTGCAGGAGGGAGACAGGATCCATATCAGGCCTCAACGACAGGCTGTGACGGGGCAGGCGCCGCGTGCAGCGCCTGGTCGATCTGGGCCAGGCCGAGATGACCCGGCCCGTTCTCCACCGTTGCGATCCCCGCGATCAGCGCCCGCTGGGTGGCCGGGTCGCGCAGGTCCAGCACGGTATCGGGCTGCACGCCCATATGGCTGCACAGGGCGTAAATATAGGCCCCGGTGGGATTCTCGCTGGCGGGTGCATACACCGATATGATGACGGACACCGTGGTCAGCCCCCGCTCACCATAGCGCAGCAGCTGGTCGCGCAGCGCGCGGATGCCATCCGCCATGGTGGAGAAGGCGGCAAAGCGGGGGCAGGGCACGCCAGTTTCCAGATGCGCGGCGGGCTGGCTGACATAGTCCAGGTTGCCGGGGTTATTGTTGCGGATGCCTCGGGGAAGTCGTCCGTTCATGGTCCATACCCAAATGCGCGTTTGCAGAACGACCATGCCGCATCGCCAATCTGTCCCCAGCCCAGCAGCCCGATGGCCAGCACGATGAAGGTCATCGTCACCCATGATGTGAGTTTCAGCCCGCCCTCGATCCGGGCCAGCCTGCCGGATATTTCGGTGTCGCGGGCGGTGGCGGTGTCGGTCATGTCGTCAACGCGTTCCATGATCTCGCGCCGCGTCTGCGCGGCATTGTCAGACACGGTGCGGGTCAGGTCGCGGCGCAGGTCGGAAAACTGCCGCGACAGCGTGTTCAGGCCGTCACGCAGGTTGTCATGGCCGCCTTCCACCTTCGCCAGCCGTTCCCGGACCTGCGCCATTTCTTCTGCCGTGGCGCAGCGTACAGATGCGCCCTGCCCGGCGGGTGTCATGTATTCGCTCATTCATCTTCTCATAAAAAAAACCGCCTCGTCGGGCGGTCGGGCAGGCGCAGAACGGGCTGGAGACCCGTGTCAGGTGGCGGCAGCGGCCGTCTGCGCTGTCGTGGTCGTAGCCGTCTGGGTCGTGGTCGACGCAGTGGTGCCGGACGTGGTGTCCGTGGGGGCCGGGGGCAGCGCGGTGCTGGTCGTATCCGTCCCGCTGGCGATGGCCCTGAGCGCCTTGAGGTAGGTTGTCCATTCCGTGGGCGGCGTCTCGCCCAGGCAGCCATATTCATCCCACATCAGGTCCGATGCGGCGGAGAAGGCCGTCGCCGCCTGCTGCTGGAGCGTGATGGGCGGGGCGTACGTGAAGGTTGCCGTCGTCGTCACGGTAGTCAGGTCAATGACGTCGCCATTGCCGGCAACCGCTTCGGGCGCCCCGTTGGCATTGGCCCTGATCGTTGCCCCCTTTGCCTGCGCCGCCATGAGGGCGGCATAATCGGCAGCGGTTACGTCGATCGCGTCGGTCGGGACGGCGCTGCTGATCCCGACCAGATAGAAGCCGCCTGTCGCGGGCGAGAATTTGGCCTGCGGGGTCTGTGCTGTCGTCTGCGTGCTGTCGGTCATATGTGTCTTACGCCATCCCTATTGCGATGTATGAGCCGGTCATCGTCGCATTCTGCGTGCGGCAGGCGACCGAGAATTTCCCGCCGCTGACGTTCGATGACCAGATCCATGCCTGTTCCTGCTGGCCGTATCCCGTCACGTCCGTGGCGTTGCCGGCCAGCGCGATGAACAGCGTGGAAAAGGCAATTGGCCATGAGACGCCGATACCGGCCGAGCATTCGTAAATCCCGTTGGTCGGACCGTTATCCGTGACGCCGGAGAACGTCCCCCACTGGATCAGGATGGACTGTGTCGCGCTGACCGGGATCTTGAGATACCCGTTCGTGCCCTGCTGGCAGGCGATCTGGTCCAGGGCCACCAGGCTGGCGGCCGTGATGCCCTTCTGGACCAGGATCTTGATCGCGGCCGACAGCTGGCCCCAGTCGGCTGCATCGAGCGTCAGGCCGGCATCCAGTATCGGCTGGATGATCTCTGCCATGATCATGTTGGCGACACAGGCGGCGTCACCACTGGCCGGTACGCCAGTGGCGGGATTGCCGTCCGTCAGCCAGCCCGGCGTGCCGGCTGTCGGCATGATGTCGCGGTTGGCCTCGCTCACCGTGTTTGGTGCGATGGCAAGCTGCATTCCTGTAGCTCCTTGATGGGAAAATGGGGAGGGAAGTCAGTCGCAGGCCGTGGAACTGCGGTAGAGTTGCCCTGACGAATTGATGCAGGCGTACGCGTTCCCGGTTCCGGCAAGGGTGGTGCCGGTTATGTTGGCGAAGGTCCCGTACCCGTTATTGTCAATCTGGCTGACAAGCGTTCCCGATGCGCTGTAGCCCTGGTAAAGGAACCCGGTGCCATCAGATCGCGCATAGGTCTGGAGACCGACCGTTGAATTCCGGATGGAAATCCCGGTGGACCATGGCAGCAGGCCGCCGGAATAGTCACTGTGCTGGATATCGATCGCCACCGAACTGGTGGTGTTGCCCGCAGCGCCGCCACCCGTGATGAACAGGCCACGCGAAACGCCACCATCCAGAACCTTGCCGTTGAAATTGACGTCAATTTCCTGCGCGGCACCCGAACTGGAACTGAGGTTCAGGACCGAGTTGAGCAGTTCCATGCTGTAACTGGTGCCTGATGCGCCCCCTGTTCCGGTATCGGCCCCGATATACAGGCAGGCCACCATCCGCCCTGTCTTGACGGTATCGGATGTGTTGGGCCGGTTGGGCAGGCATTCCAGCGCCCGCCCGATCAGCGCCGATCCGCTGGATGGCAGGGAGAGCGCGGCCGGGTCGATTTCTTCCTTCGTCCCGGTGACGATCAGCCAGGGATTGGTATAGAGCGAATTGAAGGTGCCCGCACCGGTTCCCGGCGTGCCCAGTGCCGTGCCTGAAAACACGTTGCCGTTGAAGTTGAAACGACCCCTGGTGGTGTTGGGAAAAATACCCGTATTGACCACGTAGCCGGTCGAGGAATACGGGAAGTCCACATCCTGATCGTTGGCCTGTGCCGCGTTGATGGCGTTTGTGAACGCGGTCCCGTTATCGGTTGCGCCGTCCCCTTTCGCGCCAAAATCCAGCACGTTGACCCGGTCGCCCAGATGGGCGGACAGGGCACGGGACACCGAACCCGAAAACGCCGTGGCGACGGCTGCGGTCAGATCCGTGCCGCTGGCGGTGCCCCCGGTAATGGTGGAGGCACTGGCCGTCAGGTTCGTGGCCGTGCCGTTCGTGACGCTGACCTTGTTCTTCTGGACATTATTGAGGGCATCGGCCCCCAGTGTCTGATTGGACTGAAACGAAATCTCGACGTTCTGCGCGCGACACGCGCCAGCAGAGGCACAGAGCAGGGCGGCAACGGATGCCACGCGAAGCATGGAGAGGCGCATCGGTTATTCCCCGAGGGTATCGATGTTGAGAATGAAACTGCCCAGCCTGCCCGGCGTATTGCCTGCGCTGTAATCGAACAGCAGGATGGTGTGCGCAGGCTTTCGGGCGCTGAATTCGCACTGGATGACCGTGCTGCCCCATGTTGCGTAGGGTTCGCCGTACACGTCCCCATACTGGCGGTTGCGCAGCGTGAAGGCGGGGATGCTGACCTGCCAGGCGAAAGCCCAGTCATCGCCGCCATAGGTGCCCCCGTAGGTCTTGCCGTAGCGCGAAGGCACGAATTCGGTGATGGTGATGTCAAAGCCGAGCGTTTTGGCAAACGCGATGAAATAGGCCTTTGAGGCCCCGCCACTGTCGGTCAGCCGGGCGACAACCTGCGCCTGGCGCGCCTCGATCGTGGGGGACGTGCCTGCACAGGGATCAGGCAGGCCCAGGGTTGCTTCCCATTCCGTCAGCAGTTCGACCGTGGTGGAGGGAAATGCATCCGTAATCAGGTTCGCGGCCCGCGCGCTGTTGCGCTGGAATGTCGGTGCCCACACGCTGCTCAGCTGGTAGGGCATGCTGCCCGGTTCACGTGACCAGATGCGACCGGCCGGCAGCAGCCGCAGGAGTGCTGCGCGGAAATCGGCGGTGGAGAAGGAAGGGAGGGCCATGGGTCACGCCGCGAAGCTGATGGCGCCAAGGGTAGGCATCGCGCCCGCACTGGCGCCGGTTACGGGACCGGCCGGGGACTGCACCTCGAAACTGTCCAGCCCGATGGCGGCGATCGCTTCCTCCCAGTCATTGGGGCTGATGGTGCCGCCGGGGGGAGGACAGGCGCAGGAACATGTCCTGCAGGGCTTCGGTGATCGCGGTCTGGCTGGCCGTGGTGTTGCCGGTGCCCAGATCCGTGATCACGAAATCCACAGGCTGCGCGACGGGGGCGCAGACGATGACCAGCGCCGTGACGGGCCGTTCGGACTGGATGGCGTTGGCGACCGTAAGCTGGTCTCCCGTGGCCGTTGCGTAGCGTGTCTCGCCCGTGGCGCTGCCATCCGTCCCGTTGGGGAAGCCGCCATTTGCGGCGTCGGCATCATCAAGCATGACGTAGACGACAACGGTGCCCGCGCCGAAGCCCAGCGGATTGCACCACGCCCGCGTGACGCCAGTGACCGCAAGCGCCCAGCTGACGTAATTATCTGCGTTCCCGCATTCCCCCGGCTGCTGGTATGCGTCCATCACCCGGGTGCGCAGGGCATCGTCCGTTTCGACGTCCGCGCCGCTGGTGGTCAGGGCCACGACCGTGCCGGTGGTCTGTACGCCCGCCACCGGGCTGGACAGGGTGGCAATGGACCCGGCCGCGACGTTACCCGCCGATCCCGCCGTGGTGGCGGTCCAGCTGGCGACCGTCGTCCCGTTCGTGGTCACGCTGTCGGCCATGGTCGTGGCGCCGACACCCCCGGTCAGCACGAGCGCCGTCCCGGCGGGGATAGTGTTCGTGCCAGTCACGGTGAACGATACGGTGCCCGCTGCATACCCCGCCGCTTTGCGGGTCACACCTTTCAGCGCGCCCCATGCGGCCAGGTATTCGCCCGTGGCGGTCCATGGCACGGCCTGCAGGGCAATCCAGTCGATATAGCCGTAATGCAGCCACGCAAGGCCCGCCAGCACCATGGCCAGCACGTTGAGGACCGAGAACCGCAGCAGGGCGACCACACCCGGAATACCGCCATTGATGACGTCCTGCTGGGCCTGCTGGCGCAGTTCCGAAAGCGTCGGCCGTGCATAGGGCATTCAGGTCAGGCCCTCCCAGGCCCATGAAAAGGTGAACTGCTGCGAGGATCCGCCCGGTTCGGTGATGGTGACGGTGAACTCGGCCATGTCGGGCACGCTGGCGCTCCACCATGCGGAGACGGCCACCTGCCGGGCCACGCCGTCGGTGACCAGCCACTGCAGGGCCTCGGTGCAGATGGCCTCGATTTCGCGCGGGATGGCCCGCGTGCCGACCTTGATGGCGCGCCGGAGCTGCCACAGGCGCGAGCCGATCGGGATGTCGCTGAAACCATCGCCCCACCAGCCGCGCGGATCCGCATCGACCGTGCCGGGCGCGCCGGTGGGGGACTGGACACCAGCGGCCACGTCATCGGCTGAGGGCTGCACGGGTGCGACACGGTCTGTGAAAAGCGAAACCATGACCGCCGTTTTCAAGGGGTTGTCCAGACCGAGATCACTGGACACGATGGGCCAGTCGCCGCGGGCTTCGCGGACGTTCCAGATGATGGCGATGTCCATTATTCTTCCTAAAGGAGAGAAATACGTGAATTGCTTTAAAGTATATATTAAAGAAAATAATGGATTTAAAACAAATCTATCGAATAATGATATACTTTATGTGAAAGGAATATTACTATATCAGAATATAAATAAAATAAAAATATCAGAAAATAATGAATATATATGTGTGGAAAGTAGTTCATGCGATGGGGTATATATGAAATTAGCGGCCTATTCTGAAGTTTATGTAGAGACGTGCGATAACTGCGATTCATAATTTTATACGGGCTTGCCTGTATTTTCCCCGTTGTTTCCATTCGAATGCACATGACTAGATAATTTCACACCACTAACCATAACCTCATTGCCGGTGATGGTGCCGGTGGCGGTCAGGTCGCCGGTGACCGCGGTCTTTCCATTGGCCGGGTTCAGGGCAATGGATCCGTCCGCTTTCAGCCAGATCCGGCTGCCGGTCCGGGGATGGTAGAGGCAGACCTCTCCAGGCTGCAGGTCGGTCGGCCTGCCGCGCTGGTCGCCGGTGGCGATGGCGATGCCGCGCGTGCGGTCACCACCCACGAAAATGATGATGGCGTCCGACCCCGGCACCGGGCGGCTGGCCAGCCCATATTCCTGCATGAGCGGCACGTCGCCACGTATCTCGCCTGCGGCAAGGGCAGCCTGCACCGTGGGCGTGCTGCGGTTTTCGTTCGTGTCGGCAAGCAGGCGGCCGATGCCCACCATCATCATCACGCGCCGCATGGTGCGCATGACTGAACTGATCATCGTCTTCCTACATTAATTCGGTGCTGCCGGATGACTGCCCGGCGGACGGGCTGGACTGGATCGCCTGCATGAAGGGGGTCTGGAACAGCGGGTTGATGATCGGCTCTGGCGAGTAGGCCTGCGGATCCATCAGCACCACATCGGCATGCGTGCCGTCATCGACCGTCTGGCGCAGGGTCAGTTCCCCGATCAGCAGGTCCTGCGGATTGCCGTCTGGCAGGTCCACCGGGGCCAGCGTGTTGGGCAGCCACAGGTTGCCTGCCTTGTCACGCCAGCTGTCACAGGTCAGGGTGATGGGATAGGCGCGGCCATACCGCCGGTTGACTTCCCACTGCACACGTTGCCGGGCAATCTTCCCGTCCTGGTCACCGATTTCGATCGGCACCAGCATGTTGCGCGTGCGGGTGACGCCGGGGTCGGTCGCCTTCTCGTTCGCCGGTGAACTGAGAACGGCCATCTGGTCGGCATAGGCATTCGATGCCCCGGGCGTGGTGAACAGCGTAACCTCGCCCATCACGATGGCCTGCACGGTGGAATACCGCCCCGCCATGCTGCGGACCCGCTGCAGCCGCTCGATATTGCCACCCAGCCTGAAGCCGCTGGCAGCGCGGCGCGTACCCACGGCGGACATGCAGATGTTGCCGTCAGGCCGGTCATGGAAAATCACGGCAGCAAGGCGGCTGACACGCTCGATCACCTCATAGGCGGTTTCCGACAGGATGACCGCGAAGGCGAGAATATCGGTGTCGCCCGCGCCATTGACCGAGATCACGTCAATCTGTGCGAACTGACAGACCCGCCGGGCGATATCCAGTGCGTTGGTATGTTCATCTGGAACGTGCTGAACTCGGCCGCACACTCGACCAGGTCGACGCTTTTCGAGGCCAGCTGCACCTCGAACGTGTGATGGTCCGGGGCGATATCCTCCACAACGGTCTGCACATACCCGGTGAAGACCAGTGTTTTCCCGATGAGCAGCCTGCAGCTGTCGCCTTCGCTGATATTGACTTTCGACAGGGCGCCGGCATTGCCCTGCTCATGTCCGAACGCCGCGCCCTGCGCGCCGCTACGGCAGAACTCAACCGCCAGATCGATGCCGAGGAAGCGGAACTGAACCGCATCGCCCGTCGGCGCGTCTCCCGCCATATGGTACAGACCACGCGGGGTGTGGCATGAGCCAGAACCTTACACCCGTTCCGCCCGGCGATCTGGTCAGCCTGCTATCCGCCAAGGAGCAGGCAGCCGCCATCAACATGCACCACCAGTTCCGCAGCAACTTCATGGCCGTAGCAGGCTACCGCGCGCAGGGCAGCCTGCACGCAGCCCGCGTTACGGCCCGCATCGCCGATGCCCGGCTGGAGGACCTTGAGCGCCTGGTCATGGGCCGGTTCATGGCCGAAGGCCCTGAAATCGAGGCCGATCTGTACCGCAAGGCACAGGCGGGGAGGGTGCAGTCGTGATCCATATCCCCGACCATCACCTTGACCGCATCCGCGACAACCTGCCAACGGCACAGGAAGTCGGTGCGCATGTGCTGCTGTTCTGTGTCATCTGGGGCAGCCTGATCCTGATCGTGCTGGAGGCGCTACCATGAAGCCTGCCCACATCGGCATGCGCCAGAAGGTGCTGGATGCCCATCGCGACGCCATCCGCTACACCCACGCGCCAGCAGTCCCGGCCACGACCGTGCGCCGCTTCATGCCCGGCCTGAAACGGCAGAGCCACATCACGCGGATCCTGAACGATCTGGTGCGCAGCGGCATGCTGTCCAGGTCCGGGTATGATGATCGGGGCCAGTTCGTCACGACCTACAGCATGCCCCGGCAAATGGGGGCACCATCATGATGCCCCAGCAGCTTGATCTGGTCGATTTCATCGCCAGCATGCCCTGCAGCGTCGCTCCCATGCTGCCGACGGATCCGCGCGATCTGCTGTCGCAGCGTCCGGTGGCATGGGAACGGTTGGTCGGGCATTTCCGGGCGCACGAGATCCGTATCGAGGTTTCCCTGTGGTGGACCGGCGTGGTGCTGGAACAGCTGCGCGAGGGATCGCGTTCCGACATGCTTCTGCATGATGGCCGGATCGATCCCTACGACATGTCTCCCCCGCGCATCATGTGGCAGGAGCCATGCCGCCTGATCCTCATGTCCGCTGCCGACGCAACCAGTATCCATGACCAGTGGTGTCTGCAGGCCGTCGGGCGCAGCCAGAAAGGCGCGACCTTCCGCTTTGCCGACCAGCCCGACGCCGATCGCACACTTACGTCCCGGCTCCTGCGTGAGTTGGGGGAAGGACAGTCATGACCGAAAGTAATACTGATATGCTCGTGGTGCCTGCGCAACTGACACAGGAGCAGGCCACCGAGATCATGGAGATATGCGGTTACTTTACTGATCCCTCCCAGAGCGATGCCGTACTTTTGTCGCGAGGCCTGCGTCGGATTGGGATGCCGATCCGGTCGTGCAACGATGTGGAAACCGCGTGCTGGATGGACCCGCTTGATTTTCCCCTGCAGGAAAAAGAGGACGCACCGACCTTTTATACGGAAGTAGCTGGCAGGTCCGAGGATGTTTGCACCGAGCCCCTTGTCAGGCGTTCTGAAATGGAAAGGCAGGTCGCCGCATGTAAAGCCGATATCGTGCGGGCATCATACGACTATCACACCGCTGATATCGGGAGCCCGGACGGGCCGCCCTGCGCGCGTTTTGATCAGATGTTTGATGAAGGTGACACCGCCGAAGTTCAGCAGCGTGTCCTGCGCTATCTCGGCATTGAAATCCGCATTGTCGTAGACGACTGGGAGGATAGCGCCGAAGGTTTCAGCCTGGACCGCAAGACGGTCGAGGCATTGCCCGTTCCTGACTTCGTGCCTGGCGGCCAGTGGAAACTGGCCAGCGCATGCGATACCGAGGATGGGACCATTCTGCGGGAATATGTGCGCCCACTGGCAGCACCTGCCAGCGAAGGGCCAAGGATATGAGCGATCTATCGGATCACCCGATCCTGCAGGGCCTCGAATTCGGCAAAGAGATATACAGCGTCGAAATCCATGGGAATGGCCGGGGCGAGTATGTTGGCATCACGCGCGAGGACGACGGACCGTGCCGCATTGTCTTCCGGGGCAACCTCGTAACCGAGAATGGCCGCAGGCTGATCCGCGCACGCGGCACGCAGGCGTGGGTCAAGAAGAAAGGGGAGAACGGATGACGCAATCATCATCCCACATGGAAAAGCGTGTTGACGCCCACATCATCGCAGAACGCACCGGCGTACCCCACCGCACCATTCTTGCACTTGCCCAGCGCGGAGAAATCCCGGCCGCCAAGATCGGCCGCCGGTGGACATTCAGTCCCGCCCGCATCGAAGCATGGATCATTGAACAGGAGACCCTTAATTGCCAAAGCCGCCGCGTCGACAGTCAGCCAAAAAACCGAAGAACTGCTTCCTTCGCGGCGATACGTGGTGGGCACAGATCATCATTGGCGGAGAGCGATATCGACAAAGCCTATGCACAGATGATGCGCGGGAAGCGGAAAGGCGCGTAAAGGCGCTACGTCTAAGGCTTGAGAGAACCGCCCTGGACGTACCCGGCGAAGAATCATGGAAGGCCGCTGTAGTACGCTGGTCAACCGAGGGGCTGGATGGCGTGAAAGAATCAGTCCGCACGCGCTACCTGTCCAGCATCCGCCGCTTCGATGAGCATTTCGGTTCTCTGCTGGTCGCTTCCATCACCACCCGGGATATTGCTGACTGGATCAGCGACCGCAAGCGTATGGGAAGTGTACAGGCGCAGAAGAAGGGGAGAGCAATTTCCAACGCCTCCATCCAGCGGGATCTGACAGCACTGTCCCGACTGCTCAGTTTCTGCTGTTCGATCGGCTGGCGGACAGATAATCCGGTGCAGGTCTTTGACCGCACGATCATCCGCGAACGCCGTGAACCAAAGCGTCCGCCCACCCGCAAGGAAATCCAGACCGCGATCGACGCGGCGCCACCGGGGATTGCAGGCATCCTGACCATACTGGCCGAAACCGGCATGCGCATGAATGAAGCCGTGATGCTGGAACGCTGGCAGGTGGACAGCCAAAGTCGTCAGATCCTGCTGACCAGAACCAAGAGCAGCAGGCCGCGCACGCTCAGCTGGCACACGCCCGGCGGCAATGCCACCGTGGCGCTGGAAGATGGAGCCGCATCCGGATTTCTTTACACCAGCGGCACCACCGGCAAGCCGTTCGCCAATTTTTCATCCAACCACGCCCAGATCATGCGACGCATCCTGCGTGACAATCCACTGTTCCGGCGCTTCGGGGTGCATGGCCTGCGGCATGCCTTTGCAGTGCGGTGGCTGAAAGCGGGGGGGAATATCTATCGCCTGTCCCGACACCTTGGACACAGTTCCGTGAAGGTGACCGAACAGAATTATCTGGGCTTCCTGACCGTCGAGGAACAGGAGCGCGTCCAGTTCCAGGCGGAGCAGATTTTTGCAGCACCTACCACAATTTCTACCACAGCAGCCTGA